TATAGAAGGGTAGATTGGTAAAAAATAACAAGGGTTCATTTACGTGGGTCAATGCGTAATACACTGATTATCAAAACAGTAAAAGGGGCAAAACGCCCCTTTTCTTGTGATTCCGGAAGGATTATTTTGATACCTTATCAATCTATATATCAGTAGTTTAAATATAATAGTATCACAATAGTAGTGCAATGTATAATGCAAAAGCCCTGGTATCTCTACCAGGGCCCTCACTCAAATTCCGGGAACCCACCCCGGTCCATGAAAACTACTAAACTAAACTAACTATGAAAAAACTACCAACTTTTAATAACGAACCCTGCATCCACCATTACGAATCCTTTATCCATGAAGCGTTGATATTGAATGCCATAGGATATCTGTTTCTGATTAATATACTGAGTTCTAACCATAACAGGGACGCCTGCTGTACCTACCCCAACACCACCTGAAATAAGAACCTGGCGCAATGGACCGGCCGGAACAATCTTTTTCTCTTTTACGAATTGTATTTCAGGTACTTTTATTGTCTTAGTGATTATTATCGGCCTGGGTTCTGTCCATTGCCATTCACGATGCATAATTGAATTGCCCAGGTAAAAGTCCTGAATCCAAACTTTGTAATAATCCGTGATCAGACTGTCTGAAGATATATTGATCTCAGGGTCACTCGTGGGATCTGTGACAGGTTCAGTCCTTCGGACATATATTGTATCAGATGGCAACCAAACGGTGTCAATTCGCACGGAATCGACGTATGAGGCAATCAAAAGGTTAACTGAATCGATATCTGACTGTGATATCAGAATCATACCTTCAGGCGGACAGGGATCTGCTGGAGGCCCGGATCTATACAACCATATACCTGCAGCTATCAATACGATCGCCAAGGCCATTATTGCAATTATCCTGTTTAATATTTTCATATTGAATCTCTTTTATAAATATTCGCCTCCGGAATTGGAAGCAGCCTGCAGAGCTTTTGTACATTAAAATTTGGACAGGTCTTATCTGACACATCATTGTGACCTAATACTTGAACATTTGGATGTCTGCCAAGCTCCTTTTTTAACCTGAATTCAAGTGCCAGATATTGCTGCTCTGTAAATACTTCAAAGAAATCAAAGATCCCGTATTGTTCCTTTTCGCTCCATCCACCTTCTAACATCCAATGCTTACTGTGCTGATTAATTCCTGCAGCCCCCCAGGTCATCTCATGGGCCTCAATGTAATTATCATCATTAACCTCAGTAATTATCTCAATGGATCCATCACGATGAATGACTAATTCATATCCCTTCCTATCCCAACCTCTTCCTTTCAGCTCCCTGATATGAGACCCATTGATATTTTCATCAGGCAACACTAATCTTGATCCATAGATCTTTCCTTTATACCTTACCCTGCCATCATCAAAATCAAATGGAGCCATATGCCAATGGTTTAACTCACGATTTCCGACAGTAATCTCTGGCGGAGTATCGGAACAGTGCAGGCAGGTATATAGATAGCGTGCCATTAAGTGCCAAGAGTTTTTTCCTTTAACCTGATGATCTCCTTTTCATGATACAAAATTGATTCAGAATGTTTATTTAATTTACGCTCAACAGCTCCATGATCCTTCTCATGTTCCTGCCGGTAGGTAATGAACTTGTCATCATTGGCCAGTATGATACCATTCATACCGGTAATACTATTATCAAGCCGACCCACTGATTGATTCAATTCATCTGTTGAATCCATTAGGCGCTTAAAAAAGTAAGCTGTAAAAAAACCAATGATGCCAAGCATAGCGCCTAATACTATTGCAAGAACCTTAAATACAATTGCTTCCATAACTACAAAATTGAACTATTATAAGATTATTCCTTTTCTTTAATTTTAAAAATTCCCATGAACAACCCTTCTATAAGCGTATCTTTTGCCATTAAAAATACCCATCCGAACAGTGCTGTTCCAATCATTTCAAGCCAGGAAAAGTCTACATTCACTGCCGGGATTCGGTTTGCAATAAGCATCGCAAGAGCGATAAACATTGCCAGTGTTCCGAATACTGTTGTAATCCAGTTTTTTAATACTCTCTGTTTTGGTTTCATATCTTTATTTTTAGTTAATTAATCCATTATACAATCCATTAATAATCAACAGTACAATTAGTTTTCCAATAAAAAGCCAAAGAGCACTTCCTGATATGCGTCTCATGTATTGATCAAACTTTCCTGATCCAAAATAGAATAACTTTCCTGCCCTAAATATTCCACATGCAATATCGAAGACAATCCAGAAGACCATGCCGAATATTACCGGCAGGAATATGTAATCAATCCATGAAGACCCGACCAGAAAACCAACCGATCCAGCAACCAAAACCCCCTCAATGAAGGCCCAAAGCTTCCAGAGACCGTTATTAATGTAGCTGTCATGTTTCGCCCTGACAAGCGCATACAGGATCGATATGACCATAATTGACATCATATCTTCTTAGTATAAGGGTTACGAGTAAACAGCACAATGACCCGGCGATGTGATTTTATCCAGATGTTCTTGGCATGAGGAAACCACCTGGTTGGAATTTCCAGATACGTACCTTGTAGAAATACGATCTTCCCATCCTGGTAGAAAGGTTGCATATCATGATCTTGATTATAAGCAAAATTCACCCCCCCGTACACATCCTGTATTGCTTGTACATATTGGGTGTCTCCCTCAGTCCTTATTGAAAAAAGGTCCTCACGTGTGGGATCGATCATTGTAATTAAGTAAGCATCGCCGTATTGATTGATCGTATCTGTCAGGGCGACCAGTCCTTCCAAGTCATTCTCCCGATCAACAGAGTAAGTGCGGGGATCCTCCAAAGGTCCATGTGACCAGATTATAAAGTCACCTGTTTCAAATCTAATTTGTTGTTGACAAAAAATGTCTTGACAAAAAATGACAAGTAGTATGACAAGTAAGTTTTTCATGTGCTTAGCCTTTCAATTACCTTTTTTCGTGCCCGCAAGAACTGCGTCTTGCTGGTAGATATACTTATACCAAGCTTCTCTCCAATCTCCACATGAGTATATCCCTCGTATCCATACATCCAAAGTACCTGATGCATACCTTCCGGTAGCAGGTTAATCTCCTTAACAATCTCCGAGTAAGAAGTAAGAAGCTCTCCCCGGTTATTGGTTATCATATCAATTGTGTTCCAATTGTCCGGCCGGTCATGGCCAGTTTTATTTCTCAGTAAGACAAATTGAGAGTATGCTACGTTGAAAAGGATCTTTCGAAAAAAGCCGAGAAGCTGAGGCATAGATTCAGCATACAAATTAGTCGCATTCTTTAATCCCTTTTCAATTGCATCTGATACAAGGTCCTCGCAATACTGCTCTATATCATCATCCTGTACAAACAGCTTGCTTTTTAGTGCCGTTCCCATAAGGTACCTCCACAGATCAGGAAAGAATCTTCCCCACTCGTCTGGGTCGCCCGCCTTTATCTTCTCTATATCAATGTCCATCATTCATTCACCTTTTGCCACCCTCCACGGGCAGTGTTGTTACTTATATAAACATCCTTTTGAGAAGTGTCTATATAGAGATCCCCGAGCTTCACCGGCACCGGGATATATGATGTATCGCCGGCAGCATGGTAGACCATCGGTGTGTAGTTGCTGATAACACTTCCAGCCTCAAAAGATCCGGCTACCGTTGTGGCGCCCTGGTCATTGATAGAAAATTTCTCTACCCCTTCTGAATCCTTTAATTTCATCATGTAGCTGCTGCCGTCTACGTTGTGAGAATAGACGCTGAGTGCGAGCGCTGAATCTGCATAGTATTGATATCTATTAATGTAACTCTTGAAGGTCCAGTATCTGTTAATCAGAACCCCTCCTATATCTCCGCAATATGTATCATCACTGTTATAGCCAGAATGAACATGCATTGCCCCTCTTTGTGAAAAGTAGCCTATTCCAACTGAACCCGGGATTCTTCCATGTTGATTGAATGTTTGTGAAACTTCCATGCTTCCTCCTGATATAGCAAACCCATGATCACTTGAACATTTGAAATATGATCCCATGACAAAATTATCAGCACAATTTGCTGAACAATTGAATCCTATAATCATGGAGTTTTTCGATACAGAACTATTATTGTGCCCGATCAAGCTGTTTACAAGGAATTGCCCCGGGGAATTATCACCGAGATTAATTAGTGTATCTGCCATGAATGCAATGTTTGCTGAAAGCTCCAGATCCCCGGTAATCGGGTTCAGCTGCAGCCTGCTCTGTGAATAACCGGCCAGCGAAATTGATAATAGCAATATGATCAGTATCCTTTTCATGCCGTTTTTCTTTTTCTTCTAATTACAAATACAAGTGGGAGCAATACATTAAGTAGTACCCAGTCACCCCTGGCAGTCCCGGTAGAGACATACACACCTCCACCTGATGAATCAATAAACATATCCCCCACCTTATTGGGAGTGTGATAATTGGATGTATCCCCTACTGCTGTATGAATTGTTGGCGTATGGCTGCATACAAGTGAATCGACTGTCAATACCCCTGATAATACCATGTTGCCCAGATCATCAACAGTCATATATTCAACGCCTGTTGAGTCCTTCATTTTCAGAAAATAGCTGGATCCATCGCTTGCGTGCGAAGTGAGCTGCAAGGCAGTTAGTGTATCAAGATCCGGACCGCCTATACTCACTCCACCGATATCTCCAACGTAAGTTTCTCCCACTTCGTAGCCTGAATGAACATAGAGCGTTGGTACTGTAGCGAAATATCCAATACCAACTGTTCCGTACTTTGAGTTCACCATCGGAGATGATACGTCTGCACCCCTTCCAATTGTAATGTTGTGCTGAACAGTTGGTGCCAGATATGTGCCAAATACAATGTTATCGTCCTGAGTAATTGTATTATTATGTCCTATTGAAAGGGACCTGGCTGCGTTAACAGTTGAATTGTGACCAACAACACCATTAAGCGGATCGCCGGAAAGCGTGTTGTTTGATCCGAAATTAATTACTGTACCAGACCCTGGAATCACCTGTATGTAATAATCGAACTTACCGGTCTCCGGATTCATGACGTACTTCTGACTGTAACTAAGTACAGGCAGAAGGAGTAATATTAATATGATATACTTCTTCATAGCTTAATGTGTTGGTGCTGATTTCCCTGTAATGGTTGATCCGTCGTAGGTGTAAGTAATTGTGAACATGAGACTATCACCGATGTAATTACGAACTGTGTTAAGGTTACCTGATCCATCATAGGTGTACGCTATCCTATATGAATTGAAACAAATCCTCGATAAATAATTCTGAAGAGCACTGGAGGTTAAAAAACCGAAATCTATAGCATTAATGGCTATGATTTTAGCAACAGAAACAGAGCCCCATTTAGCAGAGCTCATTATAAATACATAATCATCTGAGGCAATTAAATGAACAACCTGATCTTTTCCAACGTCAATAACATCACCGGTAGGATAGTTGATCTGAAAATAAGTTTCGTTATCAACGATTGTTCCCTGTCCTCCAAGTTCATCAACAAAGAAGTTAATATAAAGAGAATCATCAAAATTTAGGTCAAATAATTCAAATGCTTCAATAAAATTCGCATTGACCTTTATAAATGCATCACGTAAATTATCCCCATCACCTGAATTTGGAGACGTACCTACATTAATTAAAAACGGCTGTGCAAAAATTCCTGCCGAAATTATTAGACCAAATACTATTAAAATCTTTTTCATGAGTCAAATTATTATAGTTGTATCATCAACCGTTATTATTGTACTGTCAGCTGTTATAGAAGTACCCACTTTGACAATGTTTACTTTATAATATGATATTGGTAGTGCTGTCACTTTATAAATCATGGCCTTTAAATGAGCATATTAATTCACCATCAAATATTGTTTCCCTGTCTGTTACATTAAAAAGGTCATAGAAGTATGATCGCTCCTCTAACTTATCGAACACTACATCAAATGTTACAATATTGTTATTAGCACCTTCAATAATGAAACCAGTATCTTTTAATATAGTGGCAATGGCAGTACCTCCCTCTGAATTCCGAACTGAAAATAAAAGTTCCTTTTCAGAAAGATCAACCGGATCATCTGCCTGGTCTGTTACAGAAACTGAAAACCGAAAAGCATCAGACAAATAATGCCTGATAGTAACATTCTGCGGCTTTGTTGTGTCAATTGTCACCATGGTTTTATTCACTTGTTTAATCAACAATCAATTCAACAGCCAGGAACCTTGCAACTACTTCATTGCCTGCCCCATATCCCTGTAGTGATATTTCAAGCAGTTCATCAGGATCGGTCAGGCTTGCGGTTTTTCCTATTTCATGCCATTCAAAAAATTCAGGTGTCCCTATTGCAGAGAAGGTGCTGACTGCACGCATTATCAGATCAGCAAATCCGCCTTGATAATATATATCAAAGTCAAATGTCACATGTTCCTGCTCACCTAAGTTATTTACTGTTAACGTACCAATTACTACTGATTCGTGCGATACAACTAACCTGGCATTATAAGTGGTCTGTCCGGTAAGATATGGAGATACCATGCCTTTAATTCTTATATGCTGACCACGACCTAATCCAATGTCACCAATAGAAGTTGTAAAATTCATCAACTCACTCCAACTGTTATTAAACTCATTGTGCTCAGGCCCTCTTTGATAATACAATACCCTTGATGTTTTGGTGATTGCATAATTTGAAAACTCATAACGAAGTATGTTGGCAGTATCTTCCACAGCCTTCAATATGACCCTTCCCGCCATACTCTTTGTTGATCCACCTTGAACAACGACAAACCGATCCCCGGATCCCAGGGCGGTGGCCGAAGTAAGTTCTGATATCTTTACCTGGGCATTGGATGCTACCATGATTAATACCCCAATTACTAATACTGCTAATCTTTTCATAGTTATCCTGTTAAAATGTTTAGACCGTCTTCTGTAGTTATATACTCTGAATCTTCAGTGAGGAGTTCTTCACTATCAATAAGCTCAATTAGCCTCACCTGCATATTCATTGATGCAGGGTTATGACTTGTTATCTGATGAACAATGAACTTCAATGCATCAGCCTGGTGACTGACAACAGATCCAATTTTCAGGTTGGCATCCTCAATAACACCATCATACATCATTGTTGGACGGATGTACTGATTGGTAATCATCCTGGCCAATGCAACAATTAGTGGTTCCTGGATACTGGTCCCTTTCACCTTCCATAGCTTTGTCGGTGTACCATCGGAAAGAAACTTACCATTTCTGTACAGGTACTTATTATTACTGATGTCTGGAAGATCAGCCACGAGCAATTCAATTTCATCAGGAATGAAATTATTGTTCTCCGAAATCTCTGTGGTTAATTCAATCTCTGTATCAATAACCTGGCTGTCGTCGATTAATAATGCTTGTATCTTTTTTGTCTCAACGGTGAATTGAGGAATTGGGAAAGCATAATTAACTCCACTAACGAATTGCAGAATCCTTACATAGATAGTTCCAGTACCCGGCACCCCCTCACCTTCAAATGTTACGCTGTTCCATCCATAACCGGTAGTAACCGGTGCAAATAAATAGCGATTACTTAACGCCAGGTCATTTGAATGTTTCCAACCAAAGTTGGTTAAAAAGTAATCTCCCTGCTGGATCTGCCAGTAGGCATATATGTCCTCGATAGTAATACTGCCAACATTGCGTTTCATGGCAGTTATTCGAAATTCAATATTCACTATAAACCTTTTCGTGTCTGCATCGAGTGAAAATGTCGCTTCAAGATATTCCGCATCAACAATAAGATTATCGCTGAAATCACTACATTGACCAGCGATATATAGCAGCATACTATCCTTATCAAGCAGCTTTCCAAAAGCTGAAGAAGAATCTCCATTATACCTGGTCCAGTAGTTTGATACAAATTTTCCTGAGATTAGTGAAAATTCATCCGGGTTCATATCACCCCCAGAAAGTAAAGCATCGTTCAACCCATAGTCATGTTTTATCACCAGCTTTTTAATGGCAGGGATGATTTGCATGGTAGTTCTTGCCATTACAAGTATGTTCCTGTATGAAAGAGAAACACTATCATCAGTTAATGATTTGTTAGGGTTGTAGGATGCTGCAGACTGGAATACTCCACTACTGTTATACCTTCTCCTGGTATATGAATTACCATTAAGCAATTCAGATCGGACAATATGCCAGGCGTTATCCTGATGCCACATCTGTGCACCATAAGGTTTTAATATCTCACGAAGCACCGTTGCACAATCCTTATCATTAAATGCCTCACAAGGAGAATATGCCTGTGTAAGCGGATCATCATTGGTCCCATCTGACATGTTTATTTCATAAATGTCAACTGCTGTGTAGACATCCAGTCCAAGATCCAATTTACTAAGGCATATATTAATTATTTCCAAATCACTCTTTAAGCCTGTATATTTATTTCCACTGGCATCCAGGAACGGAATGTTCTTTAACAGCCCAAGTCCATCTATTGCCTTTAGATTAACATTATAATTTGAAAGCTCATACGGCTCGCTATACAAATCAGCAAGCAGATATCCTGACCATATCTGAACGCTATTCTCATAATACTTGACCAGGTATTTGAACTTATCAGAGGTAAACAGATTAAGAAAGTATCTTCTTGAAGGAGACAGAAGAAACAGATCTACCGATGATGGTTTCAATATAGGATACTTTGTATCTGAATCAGGATCGTGGGCACTTGAAATAAAGTCTGTTGCACCTCTTACGGTTGTGATATCTCCAATGAAATCACGCTCACAGATATCCACCCGGATATCCATATTATCCTGCATCCGCTTACCATTTAATCGATATTTAACAAAATGCGCCATTACCTTCCGATCAATGTATTTTGAGCGTTATTCTCCAAGTTGATAATTGCAACCAGATCCTTGCCGGCCCTTTCCCATACAAGCCTAATTGTTTGCTCCTGCGACTGTCCTGAGTATCCTGAACTATATGATGAAGCTGCTGCTGAAGCTGCCCCTCCTCCCCCAACATCAGGACTTTGCGATGCGCTTCTTACCGCAGTTCCAATTGCTACCAAAGCTGTACCTGCTGCAACTGCTGCCCATGGATTTGAAAATGCCTGCTTAAAGCCTACCATTGAAAAGCCGTAGGCAATAATCAGCTTACCCATATCCTGGGCAAACTTTCCAAATCCATCTTTAATGGATCCAAAGAAATCTCCGAAGTCCTCCTGACCAACTAATATATTTCCGACACTTTCCCCAAGGCCGGAAGCCATATCAACAAAGGCTGATTGAACGGTTTCAGAGAAACTGATTATCTGAGCTTGTGCAGCATCAATCTTCTCACTCCAGACATCAATTTTATCAGTAGGGAAGTTTGCCAAAGGATCCTGAAGGCTCTGTCCTGAAAGATCTACCGCTCCCATCTTCGTGTTATAAGTGGTAGTAACGGTAGTTTCCGAACCACCTACTCCATAGTCAATTTCATTGGATAAATTACTGAAAGCCTCTCTCTGCTCATTAAGTCTTATTATTGTATCTGCTATACTCTTTTCAAGTTCAGCTTGCCGCTTTCTGTTTTTTTCAAGAGAGTTACTCAGCTTAATAACGGATCTGTCTGATCGCATAAATTGTAATGCAAAGGTCTTATGCGATTCAACTCCAATAGGCTGATTGGCTATCTCCCTTCTATCTGCTTCGGCCTTGCCAAGCTTCTTAATAAGGTCTGTTTCTTCAAGCAGAAGATCTGCAATCTCCGTACTATTGCGTTTATATATCTGTTCTTCAATTGCCAGCTTGATCTTTTGATCATACAGCTTATTGACCTCTACTAATCTTTCAGCAATCGATTCGTTATTTACAGCCTCATCTTTCAGATTCTTCAAGAAGTCCGGGTACTTTTCATTCAGCTCCTTGATCAACCTTGCCCTGGACTCCGTGGTAGTATTCGCACCCGTAATAGCCTTGACCAGCACGTTCAACTCTACCTTTTCCCTTCGAACATTATTAACAGTCTGATCTGTGAATTCTGACATTTTCCTCATTGTGCGTGACAAAACAGGAATCACATTCTTATTCATGTCATTAACAAATGGGAGAATAAAGTTTCTGCTGAGTGCACCGAACTGCTGACCAACAGTTGCCATACCGTCTTTGTACTTTACAAATGCTGCAACAGACTGATCACTCATGATCATGTTCAGATCCTGGGCCTTGGTCATTAGCTCTTTAATCCCTTCATCCCCCAGGGCAGCGAGCCTCGGTATAATCTGAGTGGCAGATCTACCCATCAAATCCATTGACAGAGCATTCCGTTCGGTTTCGTTCTCCATCCCATTAAGAGCGGAAATCACATCTGGGAATACTGTTTCCATGGATTTCAACTGACCATTGGTATCATAGATCGATACGCCCATTTTTTCAAATGCCTCCACCTGCCGCTTATTTCCATAAGCAGCATCACCCATGGTCTTATTCAACTTAGCTATTCCGGAGGTGAGAGAATCGAATTCAATGCCAGCCTGATCAGCAACGTATGCAAGTCCTTGCAATCTCTCCCTGGACAGTCCGGAGGATATTGCAGCCTTATCAATCTTATCAGCAAATTCAGCAGCTTTTTTTGCAGCAGCCAGGGAGGCAACTGCTACAGCGGTAAATGCAGCAGTAGCAACGCCAGCCATCTTCATCGCTGCAGCTGCGAATTGCTGTAGCTCGCTCTTACTCTTCTTCATGCCTTTCTCAAACCGCTTCGTATCCGAACCAAGTACGACTGAAAGGCTTGCAAGTACTTTATTAAATGCCACTATTTTTTAAGTTTTTTGGGAAATGATCCAAGCAGACTGCCCTTTGGCGGAGGAGGATCCGGTTCCGGATCCCAGGGAAACTGAATCAGCCTGTATGGACTTGTATTTTTTGATCCCCATAGTTGTTGTAATTTCATTACTGACCACCTGGTCTGTTCCCATGATTCACGAATAACAGCATTGTGCATATCGATTCGTGCCTGTTCGTTCTCGACAAAATTCTTTAGCTGCCAATAAAACTCTTTGAACGTGTATCTCCCATACTCCCATGGATGCATCTGCATCCTTCCAACTGCTATCTTATTTATCGCATCCCAGGTTAATGGCTCTCTTGTTTCAGAGAGCCGTCCGGGTTTTTTTCGTCGTCCTCCATATCGGGCATTGATTCATTCATCTCCCTTGAGAATTTAGGAAACTTTCCAAATTCTTTATCCAGCCAGTTTCCTACCTGGTCGATGTCAAAATCTACTTTCTGCCCGGACTCGATTGCTCCCTGCTTTAAACCGACATAAACAAGCCACCGGATTTCATTAAAGTTCATTGACAATGGATTCTGTGCAATGCGGAATATCCAGTCCAGGGACGTGCCTGTTCCCTGGCTGAATTCCGCCAACGCATTAATTCCATACTTAACCGGGCGGGGTACGCCACCAAATTCAATAGTTTTCATGTTAAAATTCTTATGCGATTATTTCACTTTCAGTCACTCCGGTTGTAGCTGCAACAGCCCAATCGTATTCGGCATTCTCATGATCCGGGAATGATGCATCAAGCTGAGTTAAGTAACCGTCAAAAGTGTATTCAAAATCACCAATCAGTCCGGTTGAAACCTTCACGGTAATCTTCGTGCGGTTGTTCAAAATCGTATGCAGATCCCTGTATCCATAGTTTGAATCAAACTCAAAGTGAGACCGGCCGGAAAGTGATGTGTTTCTTCTACCAGGGGCAACGGCCTCATCGTCTCCTGATTGATCATTGTTAATCGACCTGGTTGCCATTGACCGCTTAAAGTCCTTGGTTAAGCAAGCTGCTATTAAAGTTCCGTTTGCATAAAAGCCCACCTTGTGGCCTTCAAATGTTCCTAAGGTTACTATTGCCATGATTTTATCTAAGTTTTAATATTGCTACTTCAAAGTCTATTGGAATATGATGCACGTTGGTATCCTCATATATATAGTTTTCCGTCAGGTACCTGATGCTGCTTATATTCACGTCAGAGACCACGCCTTTAAATTCATCCAAAACAGTTCTTACCTGATCACCGAGAGTTTGCACCTCCCTGTAGCTGCCGGCAAAACAGCTGACCTGATAACGGTACCGGTCCAGCTTGCTTACTCCGTCACTGTCCGGTGATGGATCCGTGTCAATTTGAAAATGAACGATGTACGGTAACTTCTCATTTTCTTTTGCAATGCCAGGATAAACCTTTCCAGATGCAAGGGAAACCAATAAACTATATATCGCTTCATGTAACATTCCTTGTATTCTTTCTCATGTGTTCGGTAATGATCGGCCTTAAATGATCGGCGAATCTTCCTAAAGCTTCATCCTTTTTTGCATCGTAAGCTGGCCTCATAAACGGTCTTGCAGGCTGATCGGCACGGTACCGTGCTCTCCCCTTGTTTTTAAATTTTCCCACACCACTTGTTCCGAACTCAACAAAGTGAGCAAACCAGGGATCATGTTTTAGCTGCCTCTCTCCTTCAACCCTGTGGAACTTCCTCCTGGGGCCAACCATAATTAACCCACTTACCTTTGATACATAGTTGACAGATATTGAGGCTGCCAATGTTTTTGAATATCCTTTTATCCTGGATCTTGCATCCCTGATAATCGGCGTTGATGCTTTTCTTAATCCCTTAATAATCTCCTTCTTTGATACTTTACTTGGAAGCGTATCAAGCATGTCCATCAGCTGGTCATACCCTTCAAGCCTTATATTTTTTTGTGATTCAATCATTGATTAAGGCCAATTAGATTTATGATATCCATCAATTTCAAGATGACTGTTTCTGTCAATAATACGTATGTCTGTAACCTGATAATAATCCGCTGCTACTTTCACTCTCATGTCTGTTGCAAGGCCGCTCCGGTATCTTACCTGCCAGGTCCTGTTGCGCTCTACTGTCCTGGCCAAATCATCTGTTGTCACCTTCCCTGTAACTTTCATTTCCCGGGCCCATACGGTTGCAACATCAATCCAACTACCGGATGGCTCTCCCCCGGCATCTTTACCCATGGTTTGCTGCTGGATAGTTATTCTCTTATTTAATCTTCCGATATTCATTCGTTAACCATTACAGTATTTCCGGCAGTCTCCAATAGAATTATCGCTGCATCAGAGGCAGACGTGCGGG